TTTACTCCTAGTCAATCTCTGGATAAACTTAGGAAGGCCACAATTAATTGGATCTTCCAACCTCTAGGTAGAAATACCTACGATAAATATTTAGACAAAAAATTCTGGCTCGATGCTAGTGATCGGCTAATGTATGAAGGTAAAGCACCTGAATTTGCTGAGACACAACGAGCTAGAATGCCCGCCTTTTTTGAACATGCAAACACCAATCTCCCTCAATACTCTTAAGCTTCACAACGAAAGGTTAGACAAGCTTATAGTTACTCTTGAGGAAAACTTTGGATGGAAACCAATCCATCCTAAAGAAGATATAAACACTATCATGTATAGAGCTGGTCAAGCCAGCGTAATTGAATATATTAATTCCATTATGGAGGAAGAAATCTAAATGTGTTCGTACACACCCCCAACTCCGCCGCCACCACCACCTTTAGCACCAGCTCCACCACCACCACCACCTGCACCTACACCACCTAAGGCTCCAGATCCTATCCAACCTGAGGTGAACCCTAAAGTTAGGGAAGCTCAGAGTAAGAAGGCACAGAACCAACAAGGTAAAGGTACAGGTTCATTGAGAATTGACCTTGATAATATTAACACTGGTGGTAATACTACTGGTAAAGGAGGAGGTATTAACTAATGTTAGCACGTGAGAGATATAACAAATTAGCATCAGCTCGTTCTCAATTCTTGGACACCGCTGTTGAATGTTCTAAACTCACGTTACCTTATCTAATATCAGACGACTTAAGAACAAAACAAAACTTTAAAGATTTAATAACACCTTGGCAGAGTGTTGGTGCGAAAGCAGTAGTAACGTTAGCAGCTAAATTAATGTTAGCGTTACTTCCTCCTCAAACTACATTCTTCAAACTACAACTAAGAGACGATAAAATTGGTACAGATATACCTAAGGAAATTAGAAGCGATCTAGATTTATCCTTCTCTAAATTAGAGAGGATGGTGATGGATTACATTGCAGCTTCTAGTGATAGGGTTGTCATTCACCAAGCACTTAAGCATCTTATTGTAGGTGGTAATACTTTAATCTTTATGGGTAAGGATGGTTTAAAAAACTATCCATTAAATAGATATGTTGTTAATCGTGATGGAAATGGTAACGTCCTAGAAATAGTTACAAAAGAATTAATCAACAGAGAAATATTAGGTCTTGAGCAACCGAAACCTAATAACCCTAACAATGTTAACGGTGAAATAGGTGCAACTGGAGAAGACGTTGAGGTATACACCTGCGTTAAACTGGATCAACAATCTGGTCGCTGGGTCTGGCATCAAGAAGCAGATGATATGATTCTGCCTGATAGCCGTAGCACAGCACCGAAGAAAGCAAGTCCATGGTTACCACTCCGATTCAATACAGTAGACGGTGAAGATTATGGTAGAGGAAGAGTTGAAGAGTTCATCGGTGACTTTAGATCCCTTGAGGGATTATCTCAGGCACTCGTAGAAGGCTCCTCAGCAGCTGCTAAGGTAGTGTTCCTTGTATCACCATCATCAACTACGAAACCACAGACTCTAGCCCGTGCTGGCAACGGTGCAATCATTCAGGGAAGACCTGAGGATGTTGCTGTTGTACAAGTTGGGAAGACTGCTGATTTTGCTACAGCATCACAGATGGCTCAACAAATTGAGCGTCGAATTGCAGATGCATTTATGCAGCTAAATGTTAGACAATCTGAACGGACAACTGCGGAAGAGGTACGCCTCACGCAGATGGAATTAGAACAACAATTAGGTGGGATCTTCTCACTGTTAACTATTGAGTTCTTAATCCCATACCTTAATAGAACTCTCTTAGTACTACAACGTAACAAAGAGATACCTAGTATACCTAAAGATTTAGTACGCCCACAAATAGTAGCTGGTGTCAACGCATTAGGTCGTGGTCAAGATAGAGAAAGTCTTACACAATTTATAGGAACCATTGCACAGACACTTGGTCCCGAAGCTTTGATGAGATTCATTGATGCCTCAGAAGCTATCAAGAGATTAGCTGCTGCACAAGGTATAGATATATTAAATCTTGTTAAGACTGAACAGCAAATGGCTCAGGAACAACAGCAGCAACAAGCAGCTGCAGCACAGCAATCATTGGTTGATCAAGCTGGTCAATTAGCTGGTGCCCCATTAGCTGATCCATCAAAGAACCAAGTTTTAGCTGAAGGTATGCAACAAGCACCACCTGAAGAAGAAGAACCATTACCACCTCAATAATAAATGGCAGAGACAATGACATATGATGCTGGTACTGATACCATTACCACATCAGAAAATTTAACTTCCGAAGAACAGGACTCACTACAAGTTGGTGAGGCTATGGAAGCCGAGCAAGAAACATTACTTGCTGGTAAATATGAAAACGCAAAAGAATTAGAAAAAGCCTATGTTGAACTCTCTAAAAAACTGGGAGAAAAAGGCGATGAAACTAGCGGAGAAACTGGGGAGTCCGAATCTACTGACACCGAAGCAAAGGAAGAAGAAACGGAAGAAGCTCCACAAGATTCTCCAGTCACATCCTTAATCAATGAAGCTTCAGCAGAATTCTA